GCATAGGTCTGCTCGATAATGTCCCGGACTTCCCGCTTCACCTCGGGCTCGTGGGCGTTTACGATCTTTTGGGTTTCCTCCAGAAACCGGGCGAACTCCCCTTTTTGCTGAAGTATGGAGAAATCCAGCCTGTCATCCACGGCAAACCGCTCGTACTCCCCCGCCACAAAGGCCCGGAGATCCTTCAACAGGTTTTGGTATACCCGCCGGATTTCGCCCTCCGCCTCTTTCGTCCGGTGTTCACTGATCCGCCTGGCCTGTGTCAGCAGCCTTTGAAGTTCCGGCATTCACAGTCACCTGCCCTTCCTCCAGCGGTGGGATATCCTCCTTCTCGTTTTCGATCTCCTGCAGCACCTCGTCCACGTCGTCAATGCCGGAGAAAGCCAGTCCATAAACCACACGCTTTGGAAGTCCCGCGGCGATCATCGTCTGCGCCGCCTGCGCCTCGCTTACCAGATCCAGCGGGAAGTTCCGGCTGAACTTCATGTCCACCTCCAGGGGATCAAATCGAATTCCTTTTTTGCCCCAGGCTTTCGCAAGGGCACGGAATAGGTAAATGCCCGCTTTCTGCATTTTGGACTGAAACATGCCGCATTTGCTTTCCAACCCCGTGAGCCGGAATTTCAGCGCCACGCCGGAAGCCGTCCCGAAGGATTCATCGTTGAGATTCGGGGTCTTTGAAAACCGGTAAATATTGTCCTCCAGACGGTCCAGGTGCTGTTGGGTCTGCGTGCCGCTGGTGTCCTTCGTGATAAAGCCCACATGCCCATCCACGCCTGGATCTGTGGAATACTGGATAGACCCGCTTGACTGCGCCTTGTCGATGTCTCCATCTTCCATCTGGACATTCTTATATTCCATGTAGGCGTTGGCAAAGGATTCGATCTCGTTGCTCTCGTCGGAAAATACCCGGTCGTAATCGTCGATCTCGCCCAACACTTTTTCCGCATCCCCCAGCATTTCCAGGTTGTTCGGGACTCCCTGCAGCGGGCATAGCTCATACAGGTTTTCCTTTGTCTCGCCGGTGTCCTTCAGCGCGCCGTAATCTCCCCGGTAAAACCGGATGGTTTCCCCATCGTAAAATTCCGCCGTCCAGTATTCGACGTTATCCAGGTCCTTGTGCTGGCAGTAACGCACCGCAAAATCCGGCTCCGTGATATCTCCCATCTCGGAAAGCAGGATCGTCTCCCAGGGCGGTGTGGGCATCGCCCGTTCCCGCCCTTCGGGATCGTGGTATAAGAGCCTGCCGGAATAGCCGCAGACCGTGGCGAACTTGGTGACCTCCATATCCACATCCGGGAAGCTGTTCAGGTACACGAAGTCTGCCAGAACCTTATTCGCCCTGCCCACTGCCTCCTCGCCGCCCGTGTCCGCCTTGCTGTCCTCCGACCTGTTGTAGCTATAGGAAATAGGCTTGCCCGCAAAGTATCCGATCTTAAAGTCGCAGATCTCGCCAAAGAAGTCATTGTTCACCCGGTTGTTGATGGTGTCCTCTTCGAACCGCGGCTTTCGCTGGAAAATCGGCACCGCTTCCTGCAGCACCTCGTATCGTTCATACAGCTTTTTCATGCAGTTCCGGCAATGCTTGTGCTTGTCTATCATACTGTTGAGCAGCTCTTCCGAAATGCCGTCCTGCTTGATCTTGGCCGCTTCCGCCCCGTAATCCGGGTATAGTTCCTCTCTTTTCCGCACCGTATCCCCCCTTCCGCGTCACAATCTACGGGCGGCACGAGCTATGCCGTGACCGCTCAAGACCGTATTGACAAAGTAACGTATTTCATCCATCGCATGGTCGTTCTCCTTGATTGGCTTGTCCTCGTTCTTCTTGTCATCCCAGCGGTAGGAAGAAAACTCCGACACCGCGCCGGAGCAGCAGTCGCACACCGCCACCTTTCCCTCCTGAAACGCGCCGGCGGTCTTCCTGATTCCATCCAGCACATCGTTCCTGGCATGGCGAACGAAAAAGCGTCCGTGCTTTCTGATACAGGCAATAAAAGAAGCCGCGCTGGGGTCCACAACCACCATTTCAATTTTCCGGTCCCCAGCCAGCTTTTCAAGCTCCTGATAATATTCCTCGTCGGTCAACTGCCGGCGCAGCTCCCGCCCATTATGGTAAAACTCTTTGAAGCGGTACCATACCCCATCACACAGGCCCCATAGGCCCATGCTGCAGGGATTCAGCGTGCCGTAATCGATAGAGATCGCATACTTGACATAGTTCCTCGGTACGCTCGGCACAATCCCCAGGCCAGCGGCCACCTCGGGGTAAATCAGTCCCTCCGCCACCGTCCATTTCCCAAGGATATACCTGTCCCGGAACACACCCGAATACATGTTTTCGTACCGCTCCTTGACCTCTTGGGGCAGCGACGGGTTATCGTCCAGCAGGAAATGCAGATGCAGCCGGTTTTTCTTGTGCTCCCGGTCTATGACCCATTCCTCATTGAACCAGTGCCGGGGATTCTCCGGGTTGCAGTTGAACCAGAACCGGGAGCCCTGTACAGAACACCGGGCCAGCGCCTGCTCCACAAAGGACCGGGGCATCAAGGCCACCTCATCCAGCAGCACCCCGGCCAGCGTCACGCCTTGGATCAGCATATAGGAGCTTTCGTCCTTTCCGCCGAATACAAAGAAACGATTTGTCCGGCTGCCCCTTGTTACCGTGAGACAGTGCGTGGAAATGGAGTAATTCAGCCGAAACCCGTTTTTGGGGAAGTATGTCACCCCCATGAGCGGCTGGATCACGTTGCGGACCGCGCTTTGCACGCTTTTGCCGCAGATCGCAAAGTTCTGCTGGTCAAAGTTCGACATGGCCCAAAGCAGAAAGGAGAGGGACATGACGCTGGTCTTCCCAGAGCGGATCGCACCGTCGCACACCAGGGCGGTATATTTAGTCTTCGGGAACAGCAATATCTCCAGCTGCTTTTTCGAGAAGGCCATCGTCTATCACCTCTTTTATAGACCGGCTCAAAGGATCGTCGGCCAGCTCTGGACCAGCCTCTCCAAACCTGACCTTTTCTTCCAGCTCCAAGCGTTTCTGGTCGTATTCCACCTTGTGCTGGTCCATTGGGTTCGCCATAAAGTAGGTGGAAAGCCATTGCAGAGCCTTATCCCTGTTAGCCAGCTTCACGCTGGCCCCGTCCCGGCCCACCTTGACCTCCTCCAAAACCGAGCCGTCCACCTGTGAGGACTCCTTGAATCGAACGGCGTTTACTTCTTTCATCAGCGGCACTTTCTCCCCGGTCTCCGGGTCTGTAACCTGCACCGGGCCGAACGCCGCCATCACCGGGACCTCTTCCCGGCCCCACTCTATGTAATCAGACAGGTCCGCAAATGCGATCCGCATCTGCTTTTCCACCAGATCGTCCACATCGGCAAAGAGAGACTGTCGCTTGATTTCCTTTAACCGCTGGATTTCTACCCGAATCCGAGGATTTGTCAGGGTTGCGGGACCTTCCGTCAAGGCCGTGGAATAGGCGCAGCCATATGCCTTTAGGTAAGACTGTGTGGCGTTGAAGCTCTTCACATAGTAAAGACAAAAAAGCTTCTGTTTCTCGGTCAACTCCTCGTTGGCCTCAACAGAAGCGATCATTTTTTTCTCTGCCGCTCGTTTTGCTTTCCGAGCGTTCGCTTTCTCTTTCCGAACGTTCGCCTCCCGCTTACTTCCCTCTCCATCCCACTTATAGGTACTTTTCCAGCGACGCACGGTGCCAGCGGGTATTTCCAGCTTACGGGCAATGTCGGCCAGCTTTTCGCCATCACGGTAAAGCTGCTCGGCTTCTACCGCTTTTTCATTCTGCTTTCCTGCCACCGGTTTCCTCACCCGCTCTCCAGCAGCTCGGCATACTGCGCTTTGAGCCTGTCCAGATAAGCCTCCTGCCTCTCGGTACGGCTTTCCAGCGCCGCCAGCTGCTTAATCTGGCCGGCAAGAATACGCCTTGTATGGATCCGGTAAGGGCATTTCACACGGCCGCACGTATGCTCGCCGGTGCGTCGGAACGCGTCATATTCACATGCAGTAGGATAAGGGCAAAGCATCGCGTCACTTCCTTTGTCACTATAAGTCACAATATATCACAATTTGTTTCTCCAGAATATTCCAGGGATACAAT